GAATACAAACAGGCGTCTAAAGAATCTCCTATTACATTAACTATATCTTCTACCATTTGAACCATTTGAATATTTATGGCTCATTTTGACACTTTTTCACTCGAAGTATGGAGTCCAAAATAGCTCAAGATAGTTAACCGACATAACCCCTTGAACAACATCCATCAACCCTAAACATGAATTGAAGAACAGTGTTACTGGAACATCATCGAAACTAACCTTTAGTTTATCCCATATCTTTCGGTCATCAAATCCATTTAATGAATCTACTAATAGAATTCTCAATTTCTTATTGAAATGAGAGTTTCTCTCTGCCCATTCACTAACATTTGATAGATTTTCCACGCATGAAGAGCATGGATCAGTCGAATGAATGCTAGTAAGCAGAATCATAACTAATTCGGGTGAGTTATTGAGTTCAAGTGTAGTGTTTGACTCAATTAACATATCCTTAACATCATCTGCAATTGTTTTCCTGAAGCCTTTTATTTCACGGTCTTCGAAATTTGCCATATCATCAATCATAGTCTCCGCAATGTCAGCTAGATATTGATCTTGGTCTTCCATTATGACCTCAAAGTCAAGATGATTTCTGCAAACATTGAAGCAATGTTTATTTCCTTATCAATGACTGCATTATGGGGTACCATATGCTTTCTGATAGAGCAAACAACCTTCATTTGCTTAATGGGGTCTTGTATCTTGAATACAATATCGTTCATTAATGCAGTGAAGATGTCGTTTTCAGGAGGCATTGAGCAATATACGTTTCTAGCACTAACGAAATCTCCAGCCAATAGAAGTTCTTGAAGTCTTTCATACTTATCAAAAGAATTTCTATTACTGAATGAGGTTCCACTTATTTCGCCATTCCTAAGATAACAACTATATAGACGAGTCATCATCATTCTGGCGTCAGGGTAGAACTCTTTGATCAGGGCCTGAAGAGTCTTTACGTCGTAATTAACTCCTTCCGCAATACAAATATCCTGTAGGCGCTTATACATCTTCTTTTTTAATTCAATGCCTTCATCCTGATTCTGAACAGAAAAATCAAATACTTCAATTCGAGACTCTGAATACTGATTGAAATTCTGAAGACTATTTGCAGTCATTATGAATCTGACAGACTGGTTCAACGACTCCAATGTGGAGAGAAGAGGATCCAAGAATGTCTTTGCATTACACTTGTCAGTCTCATCCAGAATTACAATTTTTGGAGCCTTTGTGTATCCATTATATGAACCCCATTCAATAATCTCGTCCTTGATAGTTTCCTTGTTTCCATCTTGAGACGAATTAATCTTCTTGTATTTCGTATTATATCGCTTGCACATTTCCTTTGCAAGGACTTCAGCCGTAGTAGTTTTCATCATTCCTGCGCCAGAAGAATGGAACATCATGTTAGGAAACTGCATTGGATGTTCTAGTGCATTCCTGAAGATAGATAATAATCTTTCAGGTAGAATCAGATCATCAATTGCAGTTGCACGATATTTCTCACTCCAAATAGTATCATTTAGCTCGGCCATTTTTAGATCCTCGACGGGCAAGAAGCCTCGAATTTCACGTTTACATTTCCGTTTAAGAATTCACCCTTAAACGCAAGAATTCCTCTACCCTCAGTTCCAAATACATATAGCCTTGTATCCACATTTGCAGCCCTCATAACATGGAAAAAGGAATATGGGAACTTAGTTTCAGAGGTAATGCAGGCAGTGTCGAAGTTAATAACTTCCGTAGGATCGAGATCGTATGAATATTCACATATCTTATCAGATTCAGAGGTGAAATTAATCACTACTCCATTTGAATTCTTCGAGAATGATAGTATCTCTGACTTAAATTTAGATGCCTTCTCGTAAATTGCCTGAATTGTCTCTTTTGTTAAATCGAAACAAAGCATCTTAGGTAGATCTGCATCTGCGACCATTGCAGAAATGTCTGCAAATTGATCGAATCCATACCTTGTGGCATATCTATCTTTACTACTAAGCAAGTGGTGAATATTAGATTTTCCATTCTTAAGCAGAATAGAATCAGTTCCTCGATATGGCTGACGAGTCAGGGCAACGTCACTCTTTGGGAAATCCTGAATCTTCAATGCGCCTAAAAATTCCTTGAGATTATGGAACGTAATTTCATTCTCCTCAAATGAAAATGCATAATCATCTAATTCCATGTTCATGAGGATAATTCCCTTTTCCTCATCACATTTTCTAGATGCAATTTTTCCATTTTCTCTTACAAAATACCAAGTCTGACCCATTGCAGTAGTTGTCAAACTCGCCATCAAGTTAAAGAAAATGGGTGAAATTGACAGTTTAGTCTTATCACCCATCATTAAATCTCCTTACTTAGAACTTGTAGATCCAAGTCCGCCTGTTCTCTCTCCACCTACAGTATCTGCGTCATTATCAGCTAATAGATACTTCGAGAAAATTCCCTGAGCGAATGATTCGCCCTTTGGAATGATCACCTGATAGTTATTAGGATTCCTGATTTTGATGAAAATTTCCTTGAGGTAATCTGCATCGATAATTCCCGTCGAATTAGCAAGTCTTACACTATACTTGAATCCGTGCCCACTCCGGCCATACACCTTAAAGACTTCGTCGTCTAACATGTATGCTACGATTCCAGTCGAAATCTTCTCACATGTCTGATTCGGCTGGAGGACGATGTCTGCGCCAGTGTTGTTGAAGAGGTCGTAGCCTGCAGACTTCTTGGTAGCCCTAGCGGGCATCTTAAAGCCTTCTACGCCCTTGACTTCACTGTCGGGTGCCCGATAGAAGCCTCTGACCTTGAGGGTGCCTGTAGAGTCTGTTGCGATGGTTGTGTCGTTCATGAACTTATTGTAGCACACAAAAAAAGGAGTGGCTTAGTGGAGTAGCGTCCATCCTCTGCTTAGATACTGCTCCAGTTTTTCATCAACAATGTATCGAACCTCTCCTGTTTTTGTAACTTTTCTCTTTGAGGTTCTAGTCTTCTGACCTATCGAGTATCCATTGTTCAAATATTCTAACACCAAAACAGTATCGTTTGGATTTAGTCTAATCGATTCAGTTCCATTATTAACCCACACCCAATTCAATCTACCTTCAACACAACCACTACAAATATATTCATCTAACGCTTCAGGTTTAATACGGTATTCTCGCTCACCGTCATTTACATATACGGTTCCTAGTATGTTGGTTCCAATTTCCCACCCACTGTTTAAGTACTCATCTAATTCAAATGGCTTGACTCGCCTAAACTTCCCATTTTTTCTAATATAAATCAAAGACTCGACAGTAGAAGACGCTGAATATCCATTCTTCAATAGATTATCCACTTCGGAAGGATTTACTTTGACTAGTTCACGGCCTTTCCGCAGAACCTTAAGTCCTTCGTGGGGATGTTTAACTTCCCATCCATCTAATTCATATTTTAGACTATCCGCTTTTTTAATGAATTTGTATTTTCCGTTTTTAGTGATAAATGTTCTACCTCTACACGCAACTCTACCTATAACAAATCCTTTAGCTTCGTATTCGGCTATTTCGACTGGTAATACGTATCGATCTTCTTCAAAATTAGTCATTCTTATTCGTTTTGGAGGACCAATTTCCCATCCCTTTTCTATGTAAGAAGTTAATAGCTTCCTGTCTACCATCTTAAACTTGTTACCCTTTCTAATTACGGCATGTCCTTGATTAGATGGTGGACTTCCGGGATAGCAATTTAAGCAATCATCTTGATGGTATATTGCCCCGTTAGAGAGTATGTCTGCTTCCAAAAACAATGCAGATTTGCTAGAATCTTCATAGCTAATAATGAACCTAGTGTAAGAATACCCCTTATCTCTACATCTAATAGGTAACGCACCTGAAGCAAAATAACCATCGTCAATGTTAGTGGTTGAGTGTTTTCCTATATAGTAAAACCCATTCTCGAATACTATTAAGTAAACATAATGATATTTACCATCTACACCCGTGCGACAGTCTCTATTTAAGGGGTACTTATCTAGAAGACGGTTAAGTTTTTCAATTTCCATGATATTATTTATATCGTGTTAAAAAAGTCGCCATTACTGGCGACTTCTTAGAGTAAATAACTAATTCAATCAGTCAGCCATCTTGCTTCTAATCTCGCCAAAGGTATATTCTTTCAAGATCTCACCGTTTTCAAAGACCGTTACCAACAGGTCTTCCACTTCATTGAATCCGGCGTCCGATTCACTAATTGTATAATACTCGGCTGACTTTCCTAGCTTCAAAAGTCCCTTCTTAGACTTTTTGAAGCTGGTAGTAAGCTCCCCCCTTTCATTAATTTCAGTGGGACTCTTCTCTACTTGGCGGATTTCGTCTCCTATCTCAATCCTGCTACACTTAATAGCAAAATTGAAGGTATCTCGGTTAAAATCCTGAAGCAACTTTCCTCCGCATCCAAATACGATATTCTCAGAGGCCCATCCATTGTCCTTAAGAATCTGAAGGATATTTGGAATAGAATTCCTATTCACCCCATCTCCCTGAATAACTCGGACATGAGAATCAAGCACCTTATATCCCTTAGAATTGACAGTAAATCCAAAGATACTACCCAGCTTCTCGATAACTTTCAGATCAGTCATCGCAGGATCTCCAGAGTCAGGGCGAACTACTAGCCTACCCTCTCGGCTCATGACAAGTTCCTTAAGTTCGCCAAACTTATCAATCGCCTCTAGAATATGAAACGAATCGGAAATAACCGAAACAATTCCAGTTGGATATATTGTGAGCATCTTTCGGAAATATTCAATTTCTCCTTCTCTTCCATAGGAAGTCGCAACACTGTGCTCTCCAGCCGCGACACTGTATCCAAGCATCTCATCTGTATTGTAGTATTTCCTACCAAAGAAAATTCCAGCAACTGTATCAGTCCCCATAAAAGAAAGTAAATGAGACATTGCGGCGATTCCCGCAGTTTCCTCAGAGGATGTTCCTCGAAAACCAAAATCGTGGAGCATCCAACAAACAGTACCTTCTACGTCTTCACAGCCAGTCTCGATTAGGTAACTCCTGAGAATGTTGCGGATGACGTGCGAATTAGTAGCAATTGTGATTGGATTCCATACCTTAAGCAATAAAGTCTCAACAAAATTAGTGAGCCAATAACAATTAGGGTCTGTATTCTCGATAGTCATTAAAACATTGTGGAGAGGCACTTTAGCGCCTTCCTCGACTGCCTTGATTTTTAGAGGTAGTTTACCTCCATGAACATCCACAATGTAGTCGAACAGTTCTCTTTTGAAATAAGTAGCGCCAAAGTGAGCCTTCCAGAAGATCTCGGCATTGTCGATGTCTTCTCGTGTCAATACTACTCCAGTCAAATACCTTTTGAGATAATACTGTAACCCGAAGAACACTGTGTAGTCGGCTACCTCACTACTCCTAGCCTCAAGATACGAAACCACTTTAGTAGTCCCCTCGGGGTACTGCACCGCATGAGTTGCCTTATATGAGTCAGTTGCAGTCGCCAGCGACATTCCAACTTCACTCCACCCATTAGTTCTGCTCATTTTTCGATTCTCCGTTTTTTAGATTGTTTGCCTTTTCCGATTCACCGGATTCTTGTAACTGTCTAATCTCAGACGAAGAGATTTGGCAGTCGAAGTCATGGTAGTACTCTAGATTCTTCGGCTTTATGCTAGTATTCAGTGGCTGTTGCCGTCCGAACACTCTAAACGTAGCATCTTCGAACATTTTATTGAAAATCTTGCTCTTGTTTCGAGTAACCACGTCGCTAAAACTGTCATAGTGTCTCACCATATTCGAATCGTCTACGAATTCATTGATTTCTAATTCCTCATTTGGCGAGAAATCTAATGTTTTGTAGCAGTTCACCAGTCGATTGTAGGTGTCTACTCCCATGATCAAGTCGATAGGGAGCTTCGTCCTGTTCTTAAGATACTGGAAGCCGTCGAAAAAGTAACCATTTTTTAGAAGAGCTACGATAAAATCTTCCTCGCATATAGCCTTCATCCGAGCGACAAGATTATCGTAGTCAACCTCTCCCTTCCCATGAGTATCCTTGGATATGGCAAAGATCACTAGAGTATCAGGATTTTCGTCTCTGATCTTCTTAGCGATAGCCAAGTGACCAAAGTGGATTGGATTGAAAGAACCCTTATAGATTGCAATGCGCTTGTATCTCCTCGAATAATCTTCAAGTCGAATAAGCATGTTATCTTTGTAGAAGACGGGGGCATTGCTGGTCAGAACATGGAAATTATTCGGAGTCGAATTGTAGTATTCGTCTACGAATTGATAGCCACCTT